GGCCTCGCCTGTTTTGCAGATTTGCGATGCGACGACTGGAACAACCGCGAATGATGGTTTGCTGATTACCCAAGCTGGTGTTGATACGTTCATTGAAAACGCCGAAATCGGCGGGATGAATTTCCGCACGAGTGCGGTTACTCGCTATCAAATTGATTCGACCGGCATCAGCACTTGGTCCGTAGCTGGCACAACCGCCATGACCCTGAACTCCACGGGGCTGGGCGTGGGGGTTACGCCGTCCACCGCTTGGAACACTGGAGGCAATCTTCAAGTCGGCGTTTTTGCTGGTTTGTACACAAACAGCAGTCTTGGTGCTGTTGATTTAACGAGTAACAGCATTCGCACTGGTTCAGATACTTACCAGTACCTTTCCTCTTCATCTAATAACGCCAGCCGTTTCCAGCAACGCGATGGCTCGTTCCGATGGTTCAATGCTCCCGCTGGCACTTCTCCGAACGCCATCACCTTCACCCAAGCGATGACGCTCGACGCGAGTGGGAATCTGTTGGTGGGTCTTACCACAGCCGGAACCACCGCTGCCAAGACCATCCAGATTGCCAACGGAACCGCTCCTACGGCTAACGTCACTGGCGGTCAGCTCTATGTCGAAGCCGGTGCGCTGAAGTACCGTGGAAGCTCTGGAACCATCACCACTCTGGCCGTCGCCTAATCCATACCACCATGATTACCCTCTCTTGGATCATCGAACGCCTGTTGGTCAAACCGACCGAAGGCACTCTCACCGATGTCGTCATCACCGCCGACTGGCGTTGCAACGGCACTCAGGAATCGTTCAGCGGCACTTGCTACGGATCGACCTCATTCGCTCCGCCGAGCGGTTCGTTCACGCCTTACGAAGACTTGACGCAGGATCAAGTCTTGAACTGGTGCTACGCCAATGGCGTCGATCAAGCGGCGATTGAGGCGAATGTCTCGCTCCAAATCGAGAACCAGATCAATCCGCCGATCATCGCTCCGCCGCTGCCGTGGTTGCCGCCGGTGATGATCGTCCCGCCGATGTTGCCACAGGTGGAGCCGGTTTTGGTTGCGGAGGAGGCTGCTGTCGTTGAAGCTCCGGTCGCCTAATATGGAAATTACGCTCAAGCTCAACGAACAAGAAGCCAACAACATCATTCAGCTTTTGGACATTGCTGTGAAAGCTGGCGGTCTCGCCAATGCTGCCGTCGCTTTGTCAATTGTTGAAAAGATCAAGCAAGCCGCTCAACCTAAATCCGAGTAATGCAAACCGATACCAACAGCAACAGTGGGGTTGGAATCTCTCTGGCTACCGCTGCCGCTGCTGGTGCGGTTTCTTTACTTCCGCAGCTAACACAGTGGTTCCAATTCGGGGCCGCTGTGTTGGCTTTTGTCGCTGCCGCAATTGGACTCTACAAAGCCCTTAAGAAATGAACTGGAAAACTACTCTTGCCGGTGTTGGTGCAATCATGGTTGCAATCGGAGGCGCACTCAAAGCACTCTTCGACGGAGATCCAACGACTAACATTGATCTTGCTGCGACCATTGCCGCCGTGACCGTTGGCTTTGGTCTTATTGCCGCAAAGGATGCGGACAAAAAGAAGTCCGAGTGAACATCATCGAGCAGATCATCACCGCTTTGCTGAAGTGGTTGACTGGTCTGGCGAAAACTCCACCAACCGCCGAAGATGCAAAACCAGACAAAGAGCTTAAAGCTAAGTTGCTGGATCGCATTGATCGCGCTGGTAAGTAGCTGTGGCTGCGGGACTCGCGTCGTTTACGTCCCGCACGGTGAGCCGGTAAGGCTTGCTGAGACCGTCAAAGCTAAGGTTTGGGTCAAAGGTGCTGACGGAGTTTCTGTTCGCTCTACGAGTCGTATAACGCTGTCAGAAGGTTGGTACGCATTGCCGAAGGAATAGTATGTCTCAACAAGTCATCAACGTTGGATCAACCGCAAACGACAACAACGGTGATACGTTGCGCGGGAGTTGGATCAAAGCGAACGACAACTTTACGGAGTTGTATAGTGCGCTCCCGCTGGTTTCTCCAACAGCGTGGACTCCCGCTCTCACAGATTCCGGTGGTGGTCGCACGTTTGCTTTTACGGTCAACACCGCTCGCCACACTTCGATTGGCTTTGTCTCCACTTTTACGGTTGATCTGACCATCAACTCGGTGAGTGGTTCTGCTACCGGAAACCTTCGGTTGACTCTTCCTGATCCGGTTTTGTACGAAGCAGCGTTTTCTGTCTGGCTTGATAACGGGACCAATCAAGCCAAGACCACTGTGATCGCTAGAGCTATCAATGGCACTAGCTATTGCGAGCTTTCGCATTTTGAGAATGGAGACGCATTTACTCTTGCTGATCACCTACAAGCAACCTCACGACTCATTGTCAGTGGCACTTACTTCACTTCGTGAATCTAATCGCAACCAGTCTCCAGTTGGGGATGTCTGTGCTACAGAGCGCGATGGGAAACCCGTCGTTTTTGTGGCAGGGAGTGCTGGTGCGTTGTCTTCCTGCTGCGATTACTGACGCAAACTCGGTCATTGCCGGTGGCTTCCAAGATAACGTCCAAGCGCGGATCTTGGTTAAGTTCAGCGACTGGAGGTTGGCTGACTCGACTCTTGTAACCGTTGACGCTTCGGTCTGGTCTTGTGACGTTGGTTTTACCGCTGACCGTCTCTTGCAAGAGTCTGGAAGCTTGCTGCTGCAAGAAAACACTGACCGCTTACTCCTGACTTTCGGAAAAATGATTCCGGTTGTGGGTCGTCTTGTGACCTACGATGGAAGACAGATGCGGATCATGTCTGCAAAGCGTGATGGCTCCGGTGCTTACTACGCTCTTGAGCTTGGAGCTAAGACCAAATGAATCCAACCGTCACAGTCGATACGTCCCGCTTTGACGCTGCTTGGAAGGAATATCTGCCCAAGACTCGGCGGTCTTTGGCTGATGCTGTTAACTCCCGAACGTTTTTCTTAATGTTGCGGTTGTACATTCTGCTTCCGCCAAAGTCCCCACAAGCTGCTCGAAACAAGATTCTCGACTACTTCAATCGTCCGATTGGAGCCAGAAGGATTGACAAGAAGACCGGCAAGTTTCTCGGTCGTTCGCGTGAATTGCGCTTGGTCCACTTGATCGCTCAAGCGAAGAACGCTAAAGCGGGAAAACCCGGACTCTACGGTCAAGATATGCGTGACGCTGCTGGAAAGCTTCGCCGTCGCGCTGCTGGTTCAGTTGGTTACCTCAAGTCTGCTGTAACCAAAGCAATCAAGAAGCTGTCTCCGTCGTTTCAACAATTCGGTGGGACTCGACGAGCAAAGAAGGGTTCTGCTCAAGTGCGGATCGTTGCTGGAAATCAAGCTCTCATCAATCTTGCGAACCAATACGGGTTGCCACAAGAGAACGTTTCAATGCATCGCGGGTCTTCAGCGTATGCATATAACGCCAAAGCCGGTTTCTCCCCGTCTAGTCATGTCCGCTTGAACATCGGTCTTGCTGACAACCAGATTGGAAAAGTTGAGGCAATCTACGCAAAAGCGATGCAACAAGCCTACAACGACGAAGCCAAAGAACTTGAGGGTCACATTACCGCTGCGTTTCAAGCGGCTTTTGATGGTTCTGAATCGAAAGGAATTGTTGTCCAATGAACGCTGTTGCTCTCAGAACCGAACGCGCTTTAGTCGATTGGCTTGCCGCTCAAGATTGGTCTGCGTCTCCGCTTGGGACTCCTGCTTGTCTCACCAGCTACGGACACGGTGCGTTTGCAGATCCAGACTTGGAAGACCGGATGCCAGACTTTCCGCGCATTGTTGTACGCTCATCAACTGCGGTTCCAGTGCATCCTATTGACCGGACTTGTGAAGTGGATGTAACCGCTACACTTCAGCTTTCCGCTGACGATACCCCCGAATACAACGTGTTGGCTACCGTTGCAGCGTTTGAAAACATCCTGCAACCGCTATTCGTTGACGACAACATTTCAGAATTAAACGCTGGAGAATACAACGAGTCTGGAGGGTTTGTTGCGTATTTCGCAACGCCAACTGACTTCGGCATCAATGACACTAGCGAAAGGGCTAGAACTTTTTCGCGTTCAATGACAATCTTTGCAGCAGCAAACTCATAACACACTAACAACATGGCACTTTCAAAAGGTCTTGCGCTAGTATAC